GAATCCATTCAGGATTGCCGCGCCATTGGCGGGTCGCACGAACACATTCTGCGTGACAACAATCGTGGGCTCGTAGCCATTCACTACCGCCAACCCGACCGCAGTCGGCACCGCATTTGGCGTGACCACAACCACGGCAAAACCAGCAACGGTCGCCGCGCCCGTCTGCGGCAAGACAATTGTGGTTCCAACCGAGATGATTGTCGGCTCGTAACCTGTCACCGTCACCACGCCAGTTGCCGTAGCAATCAGCGTTGGCGTCTGCACCACAGGCACCAAGCCATCGAACAGCGCGATGCCTGTCGCCGTCTGCGCTACTTGCGGCAGAGAAAGGCTTGGGGCGAATCCGTCGAACGTTGCGGCACCCGTATCCGTAGCAACCGCAATGGTCGATAGGACGGATGGCGCAAAGCCATTCAGCGCGACCTCACCTGTCCCCGGCTCTGCGACCTTGTTATCGCCAATGACAACGGCGCACTCTTGTCCGGTATACAGCCCGATGCCCGTGTTCGTCGCCACGGCAATCGGTGTAACAATGCTTGGCGCTATGCCTGTATATGTTGCCGCGCCGACATCGGTTGCGACTGCGATGTTGTCGCTGGCAACAACGACTGACTCATATCCGGTAAGTGTCGCAATACCCGTGTCAGATACCGCGACAATCGGGAGCGCCGCGACAGGCGCGTATCCTGTGACATCAACTTGCCCAACGTCAGCAAATACGATAGCTGGGGTGCTAACGGATGGAGCGAACCCATTGACCGTTGCACTTCCAACGTCAGGCAATACGGCAACTGGCGTGAGAACCGTGGGCGCAAACCCATTAACCGTTGCCGCGCCAGTATCCGTGGCAACGGCAATGTTGTTAGTGACCGCGATGGTCGGTTCATACCCCGTGTACGTCGCCGTGCCAAGTCCAGCCGCCACCACAACCGGCAACAACACGGACGCGACGAACCCCGTCAGCGTTGCTTGCCCGAAGTTGGGGACAATCGTTTTCGGCGTAGCAACCGTAGGGGCGAATCCCGTATAGGTGCCTTGCCCTGTTGAGGTAGCAACGCTGATTGGATTGGTTTCACGGAACGAGACAACTTGCCCGAACCCAACGCCGTTTGATGCCGTGCCACCGTTGTCAACAACCGTCAGGTTTCCTGTCGCCAACCCATCGCTCGACAGGATATATAGCAATCCCATCCCGGCGTCATTGCCTGTCGTGCTGTCCGTGGTTGCGGCGTTGACCCAACCTGTGATGACACCCGAGCCGTTGAAATCGTTCGTCTTACCAGCCGTGACGATTTCAAGTGCGCCTGACGTTGGCGTGATGCCAGTAATCGGGCCAACGTTGTCGGCACTTGCGTTCGTGCTTTCGGTGCCAACTTGGTCAACAACAAACGAACCCGTGCCAGCGGTGAACGCAAAGATTCTGGCAAGCTGGGTATCGTTGGTCGCGCCTGTACCCGTGAGTGTTATCGTCGGCGCGGTGTCACCTGTCTGCGCTGTACGCCACGCGAACAGGTGACTTGCCGTGCCATTCAGCCACGTGCCATCACCGACGAATGCATTCCACCCGCTCGGTACCGCAGGGACACGCGAGTTCGTGCCACCAAAGTTCTGAAACTGGAGAACGAGCAAGTCCCCCGCTTGCCAGCCTGTCGGCAAGGCGGGGGTAAGGGACGTTGCATTGTTACCAGATGCAACGGTCCCAAGGTCTCGAAAACTCCACGCCATCGACTACGCTTCCGCGTTAGTCGGTGGTCGCGCCAGAGAGCGTAAAGATGCCCGAGGCGTTGAACTGAATCGTGAGCGTGTTGCCGTCCGTTGCCGTCACATCAGCGGGAGCGGTATCAAGCAAGCACACGCAGAGGAGCGCATCACTCGCAGAGGTATCGTCGTAGATGACCGCGAACCGCGCCGTCAAGCTTCCACCGCTCGCCGTCCACGTTGAGTCAGCCGCGTCGAACGTGGCGGTGCCGCCCGTCTGCGTCCACGTCACGGAGGCCAGCAAGTTGCCGCCGGTGGTGTAACCGTTCGCGTTCGCCACCTGATTCGTCAACTGCGACAAGGTGCTGTTGGTCAGCGTGTTGGCATTCGACGAGGAGGTGAACAGCGCGATGCGAAAGTTATGCGTGTCAAGGTCGGTCGTACCGTTGCCGATGTTGACCTTCGCGGTGTCATAGAGCTTCCATTTTCCAGCAGCCATAAGAGTCCATCCTCACAAGTGAAAGTAAAAATTACATCAGTACCGCACTACACATCTGCATCAATCGCTTCAGCGCATCTCGCGCCGTCACACCTGTGACCGCATAAGACTCGCCCGCCTCCGATTGCCAACGCAACATAATCGCCGCATCACCAACCGGAGCCGCCTCCAACGTCCCGCCGTATCGCTCAATAAACGCTTCAATGCGCGACTCATCCGTAGGCCAGATGCCTGTGCGCCGAACGTCCTGACCGCAGATGAGGCGAGCGTCCATTAGCGGATGAACCCCACCGCCGACAGGCTCAACGCCGTTGCGGTGACTGCCGTGGTGTCCGTCTCGTTCCGCACGAACACGGAGATGGTGTCGTTCGCGGCGGTCGGAATCAACGTAGTCAACGAGAAGCCGTAGCCCTCGTTGGAGTCCGTCAGGATAGCAGACACATGCGCGGCAGGGAGTGCCACGCCGTTCTTGGCAATGCAGATACCAAACGTCTTGTTGTTCGCCGCGCACACCAACTCAAGGTTGACGGTCACCAATAGCACTTGGTTAACCGCCTTCGTCGCTCGCAGTTCGTTGTTTGCCGCTTGCGAGAATCCGTCTTGCCCAAGCGAGGTGTCTAACGCCGTTGTTCCCGCCAGCTTGTAATAAGTGTCCGTGGCGGCGAATGTCGTTTGCGCCGAAGCGGTCAGGTCCAACTGCCCACGGCTGGGAAACAGACTGACCACCACATCACGAATGTCTTCGGCGCTGATGTCACCCGTGGTATTGTCAGGCAACTGCGCGAGCAGGGCGCTCAAAACTTTGGGATTCTGTGCCATTAGTCAAATGCCTCATCAAACGCGGTAGAGAATGCAGTCGCCCCGAGAAGCAGATGTTCGCCATCCATCACTTCGGCGGGGTCGTAAAGTGTGAAGGTTGCTGACGCCGTAGGGTCCACAGATTCCAAGTCGATGCGCTGTCCCTGCAACTGTCGTAGCGTAATGACGCCGCGAATGTAGTACAGCGTATCATCGCCCTCTTGCTTGACCAATCCGTAGGGGTCTACTTCGACATAATCACCAACGGTCGCGCTCACCGTGGTACGGATATCCATATGCGTCATCGGTGACGCCGCCACATTCTGCCGCGAGGAGGACGCATCAATACGTCCCCAAAACGTTCCGGTCTTGACGTACACCGACCGCGCAAAACCATCGCCACCATCTTGGTCGCGACGATAGAACGTCAAGCGCGTGTCAAGCAGTCCGGGCGCGATATACATCAGACCATCACCCCGAGCTTAAAGGTCCGCAAGACTTTGAGGACGCGAGCCGCCGTATCTCTTGACACATCCCAGCTAATCGACGTTCCCGCCGCGCTCTCGCTTGACGCATTCGGCGTCCGCTTTTGATACAAATCCGCGGCGAGGTCGATGATGCATTGCGACAGGACAGGCTCTATTCTCGCGTAATCGCCCCGCAGAGACAGTCCGCACAGGGTGGTAATGGTGTAGGGACCATAGGGGAATGAGTACCCCGTGTTCGCGTAAATCACGCCCGACGCCGTATTGATAGTGTATTCGGCGGCTGTCAACGTGGTGCCTTCCGAGTCCACGATGGTTGCGGTCGTATTGATAGGCCGCTGGGGGAAGATGAGCGAGGTGCAGGTCTGCCCGTCAATCACGTCGGCGCGGTCGACCGCCGTCACGCTGACTGCCGTGATGGGCGTGTCAATCCAGATTTCAAGCTGGGCTTGGGCGCGCGCCAACAGCGCGGTCAGGAGCGAGTTTTCCGCGTTGCTTTCGATGCGGAGGTACGCCTTCAGGTCAGCTACGGTAGGGAGGGCCATTGCGTTTTGCCTCGGTCAAGATGTCTGCGTATTTCTTCCCTACCACCGGATAATCGTGGTATGTCCGAACGTACTGATGAACTCGCTCCACTTCTACCGCATAGAATCTACGGTCCGTTGCAAGTTTCGCCAAGGCATCGCGCAATTGGTACTCGTCGTTTGCTACCGTCCACGGCACCGGAATCCCGAGCTTTACCAAGTCGTTCTGCGCTTCGGGGTCACCAGCAATGACTGCTCGCTCCATTGCCGCGCCCTCTAGCCCCGACCCCTGCATCCCCAACCAGAAGGAATCAAAGACCGCGTGACAAGACGCCTTGAGTCGGAGCGCGGCCCCGTGTTCCATATTCTCAATTAGCACCGGTTCGATATCGATGTTTTCGTGCATCTTTAGGTAATCGCACGCCCGCAAAAACTCTTGGGTCCCCTTAATGCGTCGCACCGTCGGAGAGTGCGCCACGCGAAAGGTCTTGCCTTTCGGAGCTTCCTCCTTCGCCATTGCCTGATAGTCAGCCACGGGCATCGGGATAGGGAGCCAATGCTTAATGCCGAGGCGGTGGTGGTACGGCCTTGCCCCGAAACAGATGGCGTCCATCCGGTCATCGTTGCCGCCGTCGTTCACCCGCACCGACCCCGCCATATTGCCGGGGTCCACCGAGCCGTGGTAGGTCAGCGCCTGAATCAGCCCGTCGCGTGTCCCGCGCCGTAGCTCATTCCGCAACACCCAGTAGTCCATATGACTATGCACGACGTCAGCGGTTTCATAAAGCAACTGAATCGTTTGCGCGTCTACCTCGGTGTCCCATTGCCGTAGGTCGCAATGCTTATTGCTATGCCCGTGACGGACTAATGCCGATACGATACCCGATACCGTGTTTGCCGCGGAATGGTAGCGGTAGACCGCCGAACCGGGGTCGTAGGCGGTAATCTGTAACACCTTAAGCGCGGACGGATTGTAGGACGTTGACGCATACGAGGACGGAATCAAATGCGGCGAAAGGATACGCCCTGCACTTGCCCACGCTCGGTCAATCTGCGCCTGACTTGCCACCAATCCCTCCGCATACAGCTCCTCGGCCTGTGCGGTCGGGAGCGTCAGTTGTTGGCCCTTCAGGTAGACCTGTCCGTTGATGAGGCACTTGGCTCGAACGGTTACCTCCATCTCTACCGGAAGCGCCGAAGCGGAAGGAGCGATGGCCCCTTCCGCAACGGTCACCTCTGCGGCCTTTGGCTTACGCCGAGGCCGTGTCATCCAGCACGACGAACGGGCTATGCTCGTCCACCTTGTTCCCCGCCGAGTCAATGGCGTAGGCGTAGGTCGAGGTCGGGAGCGGGATGCCGCCAGCCCGAGCGACGAAGCGATAGGTCGTGATGTCGTTCGCAAACTTGTAGTGGATGCTCGACTCGACGGTAAGCGCCTGACGGAGCCCCATCGCGTAGAAATCACCATTGACAAGCGCGACATCGCCCTCGCTCCCAAGCGTCGGGAGGAGGTCGGTGATGATAACCGGAAGCCCAAGCAGGGTCGCCGGAGCGCCGTCACGAAGGTTCGGAAGGAACGTCACCATCGTGTTGTTCGTGGTCTGTAGCGCAAACAACTGCGACAACAGCCGACGCGACATCATCCACACCGAGTTCGGACCGTGCGTGTGGCGCTCGTACATACGGAACGCATCACGGGCGGTAAACGACGAGGCAGTCTGACGCACGACCTTGAGTAGCGCACCGTTGTTCGTGTTGAACGCACCAAGCGGCTGGCTGGAACCAGTACCGTCAATGGTGATGTCCTCGTTGATTTTGTTGATGACCTGACCGCCAACGGCGGCAGTCACCTCGGCGGGAAGCTCGCCGGTGAAATCGTCACCGAGAAGCTCGTCGCCGAACTCCGTCACAGCGGCGTACTTGTACATCGTGAGCAGACGCTGACCGAACGACGGGTCGCGCTCGGGCTTGGTCGCGCCCTCGCCAACGATGGTCACGTTCGCAATCTTACCAGCCATCGGGCGGTTAAGCGTCGAGGTGCCTTCGTCCTGTAGCAAATACGGAATTCTCAAACTCCGTCCGGGAATATTGTACCGACGAGCGTACTGAAACAGACCGTTCTGCGTGTTGCTGGTGCTGAAAATCTCAGGCACCTGCGACAGCGGAAGGAGGTACTCGCCGCCGTTGGTCGAACCCGTGATGGTGCGGGTCATCATATCAACGGTGCGAAGCGCCTCGGCCTCCTTCGCATTGGCGGGACCCTTCGATACGGCGCGGACATACGAGCCAATCGACGGGAACGCCTTGACGAGAACGCTACGAACCTTCTCGCTTGCGTCCTTCATCCCAGCAAACTCGGTGCGCTCGGCACCGTTCACATCCACACGCACCAGCCCCTCGTCGCCACCCTGACGCGAAACCTCCGCATCGGCGGTGAACTCGGCGGCAGTCTGGGCGCGCATCTCAAGCGCACGAATGTCAGCGGTACGCTTCTCCACTTCGTCCGCCGTAAAGCTGGCGGTCGGGTCCATCAGCTCGCTACGGAGCTTGTGCGCCTGTTCGCGAAGCTCGTTCGCGGCGCGGTTCTTGGAAACCAACGGGGTCTTCATTGTAGTAATCTCTGGTTACTTGGGAACAATAAACGTTGACCGCACCGCGTTGATGCGGTCCTCCATCTTGGCATATCGCGCCGTGCTGTCCGTCGAGGTGGGCGTCTCCATCACCGCAGGGGCATCAGAGGAAGCCGTCTCGGTAGCGACAGGCGTAGGCAGATATGCTTGCAACAATACCGACCGCGCCGATGCTGGGAGCGCATCCAGCGTGACGCGAGCGGCAATCAAGAGAAGGTCATCATCCGTGCGCTCGAATGACTCCTTCACCATCTCCTCATTTCGTGCCAAAGCAACCTCCGCTCCCGGCACGGCTGGCATCGGCGTGATGCTGACCTCACGCAATTCAATCTCCGTGAATCGCTCCACGGTCTTGTCGCCCATCTTCACCATCTCCGACGAGCGCGGGACAAAGCCAATGCTAAATCCCGTCGATGCGCCAGACGCCAAGACCGCCTTGACGTACTCGAGCGCGGCCCGTCCGTCTGCCGTGTCAAAGATGTCGGCAGTCATCACCAAGCTATTGCCAACGTCCGCCATCTCCGTGACCACGCCAACGTGCGCCTTGCTCGTCCGTTCGTGGTCCATCAACAGCGGCACCTTGCGAGCGGCGACCTTGTTGTTCACCGTGCGCTTGGTGGACTCGCGGGAGAACATCGTCTGGTAGCTGTCCACCACCTCGTACGTCAACGCCACGCCCGACACGCGCCCAGCGATTCCCGGCGGCAAGTCGGATTCAGCGCGAATCTGCGGGGCGGCTTCAGTCAGGTGATAGCGGGTGGTTCGCATCGTCATGCCTCAAAGATAGCAAGAAAGTTTAGCAAGTCTATAAATACAACCATCACGCTGGAAGGTCGCTGTATGCCAACACACAGCGGCAGTTCACCACTTCACTCGCATCGGCACCGGGGTCGAGCGGATACATCAGCACGTTGCCAGCCAAGGTGATGAACGGGTCGTTGATGTCGACCGTGGTTTCGTTCAACTCCAAGTGCGTCTCGCGTGTCTCGTTGTCGCTGAACGACAGCCACGTTTTGCTACGAAACAAATCGCCTTCCGCTTGCGCTTGGTCCCACGACCCTTGGCTCATCGCTCCCGCCGCCTCCGTGCGAGCGATGGCATTGGTGCGAGCATCAATGCGCTCCTCACCGTAGATGGCGCGACCGACCAGACGGCTAATCTCCTCGACGCTCAACGCGCCCTCCTCACCCGCACGAATTGCCGCCAAGACTTCCTTCGCGGTTGTATTGCCGATGAGTTCAGAGAGACGAGTGGTGCGGCCCTTGATAGCGGCGAGCGCGTTGGCTTTGAGTTGCGGAGCCGCCAGCTTCTTCGCGGCTTTGGTGGCGTCCTTCTTCTTACCTGTCATCGGGACATCAATCTTGTCCGCACGAATCGCCTTGTCATTCAGCACGGCGGGAATAGATGCCCCTGCGCCAGCGACTTGCTTGGCACCCGATTCGTAGGTCTTGGTGACGAGCGGCTCGAACGCCACGCGCCAATCGTCCTCGAA